GTTTCAACATTGATGGCGGTGCAAAGCCAGCGACATTGATCGGCGCGGTGGACATTTATGTGTCCGACTTTGGCAATGTGCAAGTCATTGCCAACCGCTTCCAGCGCGAGCGCGATGCGTGGGTGCTTGATCCTGAGTACGCAAAGATGGCTGTTCTGCGTCCATATCAGCAAGTCGAGTTGGCGAAGACCGGTGACGCTGAGAAGCGTATGCTGCTCATCGAATTTGCGCACAAAGTGTTGGCTGAAAATGCTCACGGCTTGGCCGCTGACTTGATCACTTCTTAATCAAATAAGAGGAAAGGGGAGGAGAAATCCTCCCCTACTTACATGGAAAAACGATTTTTTGATGCAAACCCCGACAAGGGGATCACACGCACTTGGCACTACAACGAGGACACTGATGAGGCAACGATTCAGACAACTCAGGATTTGACATCAGTCATTGAGGCCAACAAGCGCGACTTTGCCGCCATTGACAACAAAGCAAACTGGAAGGGTGAATGGCATCATGTTGCCAGCATTCCTGAGACGGTTTACTTTCAATTAAAGGCTGAAGGCAAGATAGATGATCCGGTTTACATGAAGAAGTGGTTAAACGATCCCGATAACAGGTTCTTCAGAGTGAGGCCAGGTCAAGTATGAAATACATCGCAGTCTGCACGCCAGCGCGTGACATGGTTCACACCAATTACACCTATTGCATGGTCAACATGGTGGCGTATCACACGCTCAACACCACTGACGCTGTGAGCCTCAAGATACTGCAAGGCACGCTGATTCAAAACCAGCGTGCTGATTTGTGTTTGGACGCAATGCGTGAAGGTTGCAGCCACATTCTGTTTATTGACTCCGACATGACTTTCCCGCAGGACATGATTGGCCGATTGCTGGCGCATGATGTGGACATCGTGGCTACAAACTGCGCCAGACGCAGAATGCCCACAGGTCCAACGGCGCAGAATTACGATGAGAACGGCAAGCGTCAGCCGGTCTACACCATGCCTGAATCCACTGGTTTGGAAGAAATCGGCTCTGTTGGCACTGGCGTGATGCTAATCAAGCGCGAAGTGTTTCAGGGAATGACTGAGCCGTGGTTTGATATGCCTTGGCAGTATGAGACTCGCGGCTACATGGGCGAGGATGTGTTCTTCTGCAAAAAGGCGCAGGAGTTGGGCTTCAAGGTGTATATTGACCATGATGTCTCGAAAGAAATCGGACACATTGGCACATTTGAATTCCGACATGAACACACTTGGGTGATGAAAGAACAGCTCGAAAAAGAGGCAGTCTAAATGGCACTGAGCACCTACACAGAATTGAAGTCATCGCTGGCCGATTGGCTTAATCGGTCTGATCTGACTTCAGTTATTCCTGACTTCATCAGTCTGGCCGAGGCACAGATTGAGAGACAACTACGCACACGACAGATGATTGTGCGTGCCACTGCATCCTTTGCGGCGGCTGCTGAGTACGGCACAGTGCCTGATGATTTCTTGGAAGCCAAGGCCATCAAACTCAACACCAATCCAGTGACCAATCTGACATTTCAGACGATTGATGCCATGGATTCATTGTCGAACACCACTTACTTATCCAGTGGCAAGCCACTGTATTTCAGCGTGGTGGGCAACCAATTCAGACTTTTGCCGATACCTGATGGCGCATACACAGCAGAGCTGGTCTACTACGCAAAATTGACAAAGTTGTCATCGACTGTTGAAACTAGTTGGTTGCTGACACAAGCGCCTGATGTTTATTTGTACGGCGCACTTTTACAGGCTGCGCCATACTTGCAAGACGATGCGAGAATCACTGTGTGGTCATCGTTGTATGCCGCTGGCTTAGAGCAGTTGCAGATTGCTGATGATCGTGGCTCAACCTCTGGCGGCGCAATCTTGGCAAGAGCAAGGACATTCGGATGATGATCACCACCACCAAAGGCGACATGGATGAGTCCTTGTTGCACAAGTCTGAGGGTTCGATTGAGAACGACAAAGAGATCATCAGTTGGGTTGAATATCGTTTGGATGACGAACTGGTACACAGATCAGTCCATGTTGTGTTGAAACAAAGTGTCGCAGCCGATGGCGTTGCGGCAGCAATTGGATAAGGATTAAATCATGGCTAACACGCAAGCAATGTGTACAAGTTTTAAAGACCAGTTACTTGAGGGTCACCATAATTTTGGCGTTGGAGTTGTCAGAGCATCAACTGCCGCTGACACTTTCAAGGCGGCCTTGTATTTGGCTTCTGCCACCATCAATGCCTCTACAACGGCTTATACGGCCACAGGTGAGGTGACAGGTACAGGCTATACCGCAGGTGGTGTCACCGTCACATTTGGCACTGCACCGAGCACCAGTGGCACGACAGCATTTGTCACGCCAAGCGCCAGCATCACATATTCAGCGGTGACCTTATCCACAGCATTTGATGCTGTCTTGATCTACAACTCAACTCAGTCAAACAAGGCGGTAAGTGTGCACACATTTGGCTCACAGATTGTGACTGCTGGGACATTCACGCTGACCATGCCTGTCAATGACGCAAGCACCGGCCTGATCCGGTTGGCTTAACCGAGGAGCAGCGGCATGGCTGCTTATGGAACAGGCTATTACGGCAGGGGTGTCTATGGCATAGGCAATGTCGTTATTAGCGGCAATGCTGCCGCAGGTGCTGTTGGTAATTTACTAGAAAATATATCCATTCAAGAGAATGGAAACATTGCCACCGGCAATGTAGGCACAGTCGGCATTAACAGAACTGTTGCCATCACTGGCAATTCAGCCACTGGCGCTGTCAACTCAGTCCTAGTCTCGCCAATCATCACAGGCAATGCTGCTACTGGTGATCTTGGTACATTGTCACCAGAAGTCATTTCGGTACAAGAGATCACGGGTGTTGAAGGTACTGAGGCGCTTGGTACGGCCATCGCCACCATTGAGATAGCAATCAGTGGCGTTGAACTCTTTGGATCAGTTGGCACAATGATCGGCTTTGGTTGGGGCGCTGTGCCTGACACGCCAGAGTCATGGACCGCACAGTCAGATAATTCGGAAAGCTGGACTCCGGTGACAGATTCCTCGGAATCTTGGACACCAGTTTCAGACACCTCAGAAAATTGGTCTGATTTAGAAGACAATTCAATCACTTGGCAAGAAGCCGCGTAAGGGGATTTAAGAATGGCAGATACCACCACCACAAACCTATTGCTGACAAAGCCAGAAGTAGGTGCAAGTACTGACACTTGGGGAAGCAAAATTAACACCGATTTGGATAGTGTTGATGCCGTCTTTGCCGCTGCCGGTACAGGCACATCAGTTGGCTTGAACATTGGATCAGGTAAGACATTGGCGGTGGCCGGTACGCTGTCAATGACCGGAACAATTAACTCGCAAGTTACTTTTTCAGCGTCAATGAATCAAGATGCAAGTGGCACTGCATCAACGATTTCTGGAACAACCTTAACAGTTGGTGGAACAATCGCTGGAACATTTGCAGTTGGCCAGTATATTTGGGGCGCTAATGTTCTTGCGAATACTTACATCACTGCACTTGGCACAGGTACTGGTGGCGCGGGAACTTACACTGTCAGTGCCGCACAAACCGTTGGATCAACAACAATTTATGCATCTGCAAGTGCCAAGAATCGTTTGCGGTTTACTGATACAGATACGAGTGCAACGGCCAATCAGCCCATAGGTACGATTGAGTGGTATGGAAGTGATGCAAGCACACCAGGCGCTGGCGTTAAAGGTTTCATTCAAGTTGTTTCAGAATCCACAACACCAGATACTGCAATGGTGTTTGGCACTGCTGATAATGTGGCTGGAGATGTTTCTGCACAGGAGGCATTGCGAATAGCAAGCACTGGATCTTTGTCTGCTGGTTCAACAGTTACAGATTTTTGGAGAATACCGCAAGGCACGACAGCACAGCGTCCTGCATCTGCCGCCAATGGTCAGTTGCGATTCAATACTGATTTAAGCAGATTTGAAGGGTATAACGGTACTGCATGGACTTCAGTGGGTGGCGGTGCAACTGGTGGCGGTGCTGATACGGTGTTCTTTGAGAACACGCGCACCGTGACAACAAACTACACTTTAAGCACATCAACCAGCGCACACAGCGTTGGCCCAATAACTGTAAACAGCG